TCGTATGATTGGGATCATACTTATACTATGAGGTCTACTGGTGATTACATGAAGAATCAACAGGGACGACGTGAACTTTTACTTACAAACTATTCATGCCAGAAGGAAGCTTAGGAGTCAGAGTCAAGAACGGAATCTGTTCTCTATATCATACACGCAGAGGGGTACTAACCAACTTTGCTAGAGGTGCTACACAGGCACTCATTCAAGGTGACGAAGTACATGTCACTCTGGAGTCTGGATCTGTAGCGATCTATGAAATCAATCAGCACCGCACAGGTGTCAACGGACCTAGAAGAATTATTACATGAAACCTATCAACATCTCAGCACCTGTTGTATACAAAGACACCTTCAAGTTTAATACATCAGAACAGATCAAAACTGCTGATGAATTGTTTGAGATGGTTGACGAGTATAACATTGAGTCAGCACTAGAGGAGGGTGGTAAGTCCACTGCTGATCTATTCAACATACTAGAACCTGATAATCACTTTCCACATAACTTAGAAGTGAATGCTAAGTATGTGGTCTGGTTGAGACAGAAGATGGAGTACCTACGTACAGCATGGAGGTACGATAGATACCCACACTTCATATCTAACTCATGGTACAATGAACATTATCAATGGGACTATACTGACGAGCATCATCATGGTGTAGGTCTCACATGTACAGCATACATCCTCAAACCAGAGAACTCTGGTGACTTATGGATCTATGATCCCATGACAGCAGTGAGAGCAGCAGAACCTATCAGTGGCAATCATCCTTGGAGAAGGATAAGTGTTTCAGAAGGTGACGTTGTGTTCTTCCCTTCATGGCTTCGCCACAAAACAGGTTACAATGATACTAAAGAGAGACGTTTAACTCTCACCATGAACATCACACCTGACTACAAAGCATACGCTAAGAATCCTCCTATACTATGAAAGAATTTGATTACGATTACAACTACAAAGAATTAGATTTTACTGAGGAAGAGACTCGTAAAATGTATCGCATAGGTAGAGGTGAGCAAGGTGTATTACTTGTGCGTCCTTACACCAATGATATATGTGCTCATTGGAGGTTTAAGACACCAGAAATAGCACAACAGAGTGCTCTTAAAATCTATACCATGTTTCTAAACTATCAAGTGGATGAAGATTTTATTGGTATGGATATGTGTCGTAAATTTTTAGAGATGGGATTTACTAGGTCAAGACGCTATGCTAATCATCATACAGGAAAGAAATATGATGAAGAAGGAAACGTACGCCCCCAAGAGAAAGACCATGCGACATGTAAATATGCTGAGTCTGCTAAAATATTTAAACGAGCAAGAGATTCAGCAGCATATTCATCAAAGTATCAAGACATGAGAAAAAAATGGAGGTCAGCAGAATGAGAGTAGACAGACACAGAGACATTGCCGAAGACCTTGAGGCAGAATTGTTAAAAGAGTTACAAGGTATTGCAACACAGTTACGTGGGACTTTTCAAAAGGTATCTAAACGTGATAGTATGGGTAGGACTTCTAAAGAAATACGAATAGAGTATGATGTCTACAATGATTAGTAGTGAATTGTTATTAAAAATCTATCTCGCTGCTACGAAAGAGAAGGTAATATATTCTCCCCCAAGAAAATATTATAATCACCATTTATACGGATGAAAACTCATAGACTATACCCTGTAGAAATTTTTGAATTTAGATTTGACCCTGATGGTGTTGATTACATTGACATTATCAACAATTCTAATCTAGAAAGACGTCCTCATACATGGGTGCTGAATACTGAGTTGAATCTACATCATTTAGAAGAGTGGGAGCCAGTCGTAGATTTTTTTCATACGTGTTTAGGAGAGATTCATAGACATTTTAACTATGATTGTAAGGGTTTTAAAGTCACATCTATGTGGGCTAACAAATGCGAAGAAGGAGTAGCACATGAGCCACACAGACATGCTAATTCTTTTTGGAGTGGTAACCTATGGTTAAATGAGGGGACACCACTTTTATTTTTTGACCCTATACAACAGAGGACAATGGGTCAGATGGAAATCTTTAGAAGACCAAAGATATCCATGTCAGGTATAGAGCAGAATGCACCTATTATAGAGAAGGTAGATGCAATGCCACATAAGATGGTAATATTTCCTAGTTGGTTTGTGCATAGCACACAACAAGCACACGCTGACAGATATAGTGTAAGTTTTAATTCAATGCCAGTAGGCGAAATCAATCAAGGTATCTTAAATATGGAGGTGCTCTAGTGCCTTACATTGATATAATGCCAACTGCTGTCTATAAAGATAAACTTGGACACAAATTGACAACACATCAGAAATTTGTGTTGGATAATATGGATATACATTCAAACAATCTAAGTGACAAGGATATTCTTGACAGACCAGAGTTTGAATCTATGAAAGATGCAGTCTTTTCTCATGTAAAAAAATATGAGGAAGATGTTTGTGGATTTAAGTCTGGGTTATCTTTTAAATTGACAGAGTCTTGGTATAATGAGATTGCACCTGGTGATAATCACCCAGACCACAACCATCCTAATAGTATGTTGAGTGGTGTGGTATATCTCAACGTGCCTAAGATACCTTTTGGTAATGAAGGACTTAATCTAGTCCACATTGAGAATCGTGGAGTATTTAAAAACCATGATTTTAGATATGATTTTACACCAACTAAATACAATCAGATTACAACTTACATTCCTGTTGAAACTGGGGACATAGTATTGTTTCCATCTTATCTGTTTCACTTTGTTTCTACCAATCACTCTGAGAATGAATCTAGAAAAATAATTGCTTTTAATACTTTCATTCAAGGAAGAATGAGTTGTGAAAATACATATCCTAATGTGCTTACACTCAAATGAAGATAGAATTTGAAAAACAGTTTGGGCCAGGTGTAGACCCATGGCATGCAAAGGCAGAAAGGTGGGTAAAAAAGAAATTTAAAAACCCATATCTTCAACACCTTGCACTTGGATTTATTGAGTGGCTGAAAATTAAATGGATAGATGCAAAGATAGAAAATACTATGAGAGACGTAGATATACAGGCAAAAGAATTGGTTGATACATGGGAGGAGGAGAATAAACCTAAGACTATTATTACTACCACTCCATCTGAGGTAGAAGGTCTTGACAACATCTCTATTTCTTTTGAGGACTCATGGAAGTCTTTGAGAGAAGCAGAAGATACTAATTATGATGACATGGCAGGCGGATGAAGCGACAAAAGTATGACAACATACCTCTATTTCCTGTAAGGTGTTGGAATTTCCAAGCATCTGATGCTTTAGTGTCTGATACTCTAGACAAAGTAAAGAAACTAGACTATAGGAGATACAATGAGCCTGCGGGTGTAGGCACTAGCAATGACATACACCGTCGTGAAGAGTTTAGAGGTCTCCATTCATGGTTTCAACAGTGTGTTGACACCATACATGCTGATAATGGTTGGCAGTGTGACCGTTTAGTAGTAAACAAGTCATGGGTCAACCGAAGTGATGCAAAAGGAGGTGAGCATCATGAGCCACATAGGCATCCAATGTCCTATATAAGCGGTATATTCTACCTCACAGAGGGTCCTCCAACAGTGTTTTTAGACCCTATTGCTTTAAGAGAGTGGCAGCAGTTTCATTTAGACGGAGGACCTATAGTAGACAACCGACAATTCATCCACACTGGGGCGGGTGGCTGCTTTATATTTCCTTCATGGTTGATACATGCTAGTGTGGAAAACCACGAAGATATTGATAGGTATACCATTGCCTTTAACACCTTCCCGCAGGGTAATTTAAACTCAGGTGGGTGGGATCAGCCCATGGTTACAGTAGATGTGACTAGCGGTTGGTCTCAACTAGGTCCTTTAAGATTATCTGATTATGCAGGGTAAAGAAGTCCATCTATTTCCAGTAGTATTACGAGAATATCAGTCAGATATCACTCATAATACGGATAAAGTCATTGAGTTTCTCAAGACATATCCTGCTATGCAATCTAATATTCCTGAGGGAGTCATCACTACACGACCTGACTTACATAAATGTGAGAATGAGTATGTAGATGAGTTATTTGGATTCTTTGAGGAGTGTTTACAGGAGTATAGAGTCCACTATAAATTATATTGTGAGGAGTTAAAAATTACTCTTGGTTGGGCTAACCATGCCCCTGCAGGAAGTGGGTTTGGACACCCATTACACCGACATCCTATGTCATATCTGAGTGCAGTCTACTATCTTACTGATGGTGCTCCTACGTATTTTGATGACCCATGCACACCTAGGGTTTACGATACCTTAGATGTGTGGTATCATGATAAAATGGAGTCTGACTGGGGCATCAATGAGAAAGTTGATGCTGCACCAGGTAAATTAATAATCTTTCCATCATGGTTAAAACACTATTCTGGTAGACAGATGGATGACTATGATAGATGGACAATTTCTTTCAATGCATTCCCTAATGGTGCTATAAATATGGGACCGTGGGATATGCCACAACTACACGTTAAATTATGAAGTATTTGAAGACACCCTTACGTTATCCAGGTGGTAAATCAAGGGTTGCTAAACGATTAATTACCAAGTTTCCTAAGAATATTGGTGAATTTAGAGAGCCATTTGTAGGTGGTGGGTCAGTTGCGTTGCACTTCTCTCAACTGTATCCTGACATCCCTGTATGGGTGAATGATAAGTATGAATATCTCTATAATTTCTGGTTAAATCTACAACAGAATGGCACAGACTTATCTGAGACTCTCATTGATATAAAAGTAAATCATAGTAGTGAAGACAAGGCAAAAGAATTATTTAAGACTGCTAAAGATGAGATAAAAACTGCGGATTCTTTCCGTAAAGCAGTATTATTTTGGGTATTAAACAAGTGTAGTTATAGTGGACTGACAGAAAACTCTTCCTTCTCTGCTACCGCATCCAGACAAAACTTTACCACTCGTGGTGCAGGGTATTTGAAGGAAATATCTAAGATTATACAGCACTGGAAGATTACTAACCTAGATTACACTGAGGTGATGATGGATGAGTTGTCAACACCAAGGAATTGTTTTATATTTTTAGACCCACCATACATGATTAGTAGTTATTTGTATGGCACAGATGCAAAACTACACAAGTCATTCGACCATGATAAATTTGTTGATGACTGTGCTGTATGTCCATTTGATTGGATGGTAACTTATAACAATGATGATTATCTCAAGCAAAAGTATAGAGATTTCTATCAAGAAGAGTTTCAAATCACATATGGTATGAAACACAGAGCAAACAACCATCTGAAGAAAGAGTTGTTAGTTGCTAACTATGACATCAATCCTGTATCACCCCTAGAAACCCTTATAAATGCCTGATTACGAGTATCCTCTCAAGGATTATTTGAATAGTATAAATCTGAAGACAAGTGACATGACTTTCGATGAGAGAGCAATGAAAAAGTATCCTGCTTTCGTCATCAATAAGTGCATGGCCCAACATATTGACACTGTGATGCATGCAAATGAGATGAATTCATGCCCTCAACTGAGGAATGATATGCAGTATTCCTTTTTTATACATAGTGTTAGGAAATCTAAGCGATTTTCTCCTTGGGATAAAAAGACTAAAGACAGTGACCTAGATTTAGTTAAAAAATACTATGGTTATAACACTGAGCATGCTAGAGCAGCATTGAGGATACTTACTCAGGAGCAAATTGAGATTCTAAAATCGAAATTAAATCGAGGAGGAACAAAGTGAGTGATGAGATTAAATGGTCTCAAGATATGATGTTAGAAGTATCCCTCAAGGAACCAGATGATTTCTTGAAGGTGCGTGAAACATTAACGAGAGTTGGTGTTGCTTCTAGGAAAGAGCGTAAGCTCTATCAGTCTTGTCATATCCTACACAAACGTGGAAAATACTACATTGTCCACTTTAAAGAGCTGTTTGCTTTAGATGGCAAACCTACTAACATCACATCTAATGATGTGCAACGTCGTAATAGAATCACTAAACTATTATCAGACTGGGGACTTGTAGAAATTTCTGGTGAAGATACTGGAGACCTAGCACCGTTGAATCAAATTAAAGTTTTATCTTTTAAAGACAAGGGTGAGTGGACTTTGGAATCCAAATACAATATTGGTAAAAAGAAAACCCTAGGTGATTCAGAATGACTGAAGCAGTAAAAGAGAAACCTAAAGGTCCTTTAGGTAAACTTAAAGAAGCAGTTGATGATAAAGAAGAGCAACTGCAATACTTAGCAACACTCATAAGAGTGATAGTCCTCGTCTGGTCTGCAGGAATTTTAACTTTGAATTACGTTAAGATACCAGGCTACGATGCAGGAGAAAAGATTGACCCAACTTTTATAGCTTCGGTCTTCACAGGAACGCTAGCTACTTTTGGCGTCCAAGCGGGAGGTAAGAAAAAGAAAGGCGATGCTGAGCCTGGCAGTGCCAACATATCTAAAAAAGATATGGAGTTTCTTATCGCTAAGGCATCTGAAACAGCCCCTGCTCAGACCATTAGGATAGAGCAAGGACCAGTAAAAATTGTACCTGACAAGTAATTATCATGCAAAAAATTATTAACGGAATCGCTATCTTCTCTGGTGTAGTAGCACTAGGTGTAGTCGGTATTGGTGGATATGTATTCATCAGAAAGGATGCTATCGTAGATAACATCAAAGGAAAGGTAATGGAAGCAGTCATGCCTGATATCGGTGGAGGTATCATGAAGTCTTTACCTGATTCAACAGGACCTGCATTACCTATTAAACCACTAGGTTTCTAAAATGAATAAGTGGATAGGGATTAGTTTAGGCACTCTTGTAGGTGTCTCTCATCTAGGGATGATAGGTATCATTGCGTCTAGACAAACAGGACCTGATATTCCACCTGTAGGACCTTATACATCCTTTGCAATATCAAAGGATAAGAATGGTTACAAGATGAGTTACCAAGCTAACGACCCTAAGACCATGTATAAGACTACTAGCATAGACCAGAAAGGTCTGTTTAAAAAATACAATAGGCAAGTGGCAGAGCAATATACTATGGATGGTGCTACACATACAGGTGGTGGTGCTGTGGGAAAAACAGCAGCCCAAGCAGGACTAAATGTAGAGTGTATAAAGGCGGAAGGTGGTGGTCAATCGACAGGGAGAGTGGTCGGTGCTAGTATAGGTGCTGCTGCGGCTCCTGCCGTCACTGGTATACCATTTATAGGTCCTGTCTTGGGCGGTTTAGTTGCACTAGGTGGTGCTGACCAAGGTGGAAAAATTGGTGGACAAATAGCAACTGAGTTTAATGAAGCATGTGATGACCCCGATACAAAATCCACTGACTGATGAATACTATCAGTTAAAGGAATTAGTTTTAGGTAAAGAGTTTCCTTGGTTTCATGAAAAGAATCCAAGAGATAATTTTTATTTCTATTCTCATGTATTTTTAGAGAGACCAAACCCACGGTCTCTCTTTCCTGCTGTACGGTCAGAATATGTTGACCTATTCCACACAGTAATACAGCAAATATTTGAATACAATGATATACCGATAGATATAATATACAGAATGAATGCTAATGCAGTTGATGCAGGCAAAGGATTTACGCATGCACATACTGACCATGATTTCCCACATCAGAATCTGATTATATATCTGACTGATGCAGGAGGTGAAACCATTGTCAAAGGGTGTGCATCTGAAACTCCTGTTGAAGATGACATCGTGATATTCTCTGGCATACATTATCATAAAATGCCAAAGAAGAAACGTAGAGTTGTTTTGGTAGCGACCTATGGAAATTCCTCAGATTACAGTTAACACACAGACTATACCCAACGTCTATACACCCACTTGGTTAAGGGAAGTGCCTACTGTGCCTTTCCCTATGATACCTATTACACAAGAAGTAGGTGTCCCTGTTATACAATACCCAGGTTGTGTTACTGCCCATGAATCAAACAGAGAGCAACTAAAGAAAGACGACCCAGATAAAGTCCAAGTCTTCTGTGATGCAGGAATGCCATCCTTTGACTCTATGGACTACAATCCTGATGAGTTAGAGTATATTGCACCACCTGTAGAAGCACCTAAGCTTGATCCACCTCCTACACCAGAATTAAATACACCAGAGGTACCACCGATACCTCCTACAGATGAAGAAATAGAATGCCCTGCACCTAATCAACCTAGAGTAGGTGACTTAACTCAGAATGGTGAAGAAAGAGTTGTAGGTCATGAAGTTAGAGATGGTCAATGTGTGGTATTGTATGAAGATACTACAGCAGTAGAGAAATTTCTACCAAGCACAAATCAAGTTAGCGTAACAGCAACTATCGCAGTGGTAGCTACAGCATCTGCTGCTGCAACACCATTATTATTGAGAGTTATAAAACCAGTCATTAAAAAACTCACTACGACCATACAAAAGAAGCTCGGTAAAGAACCACCTAAGTTAAGTCGTAATGAGTTACAGTGTAATAAGTATCGTGAGAAGAAAGGTCTACCTCCCTTCAAACGTCCTAAGAAAAAATAATTACTTATTACCTATAGATACCTCTTTTAATAGCGAAGCATCTTTACTAGGTATAGAGTGCACGTGTGGTGTAGACTGTAATATCTGTGTGTTTGCTACTACGTCAGAACATATCGCATGATATGGTGACTTTGGATGAAATATAATACCCTTCTGTGCTAGCTCACCACATTTAGATAATCTTGTGAGCTCGAATTCTAATCTTCTATTGGATACCATCTGTGCACGTAGAGCATTATGACTTTCTGCTGCTTGTTTACAAAGGTCTTGTGCTTTCCTATCTAGTGGCCAAGATATAGTTGCAGAGAATCCTGCATTCCAGTTATAGTTATCTTTCTGTCCTGTCCTTACGTCTCTGTAGTAGAGGATTTCTCCTGGATTGTCAGGAATCCCGTCTGGAATAGCATTGCCAGAAGCGTCAGTGTCACCGACGAGGTCAAGCATATTATATACAGGATCAGCATACCAACTCTCATAAGGGAACTGCCAAGAAGTACTTCGTGTAACATATGGTGTAAAATTAAGGGTAGGTCCTTGACATACGATACCGTCTCCATAACCATTCTGGATATACGGACCTTGTAAAACTTGAATAGCTTGATTGGTGACTGAGCCTGAAGAGTTGGCGATTGGGTTTGCAGTCGCACTGACACCACCGACTGTCTCGGCATTCACAGGTGTCGCCATTACTAAGGCAATTACTGGGTAAAGATACTTGTGGTATCTGTTACGCTTTGTATGGTTGTTGTTCTTTGGATGATTGTATGATTCTGCAAACCTGGGGCTCTGTAATTCTCCATCATGGAGAAGTTTCCGCCTGGTGTTGCTTGCACCCAGTTTGGTTTGTTTGTCCCAGAAAGGTCTAAACCAGTCCATGTCGAAGTCACTCCGTTAATAGTATTTGTGGTAGAGTCTAAACTACCAGGTAAGATTGTGCCATTGTCTTGGGGTCTTACGTTGTGCCCACTGATACTGTAGGTATAGCCTGAGTTATAATCATAGCTGTTGATTGTCTCAACCGTCTCAGAAGTCGTCTCAGTGTGAGACGTCATCTGTCCTTGTTGGAAGTTTGGTACGACAGGCACTGCTTGTGCAGCACTGCTACACAGAAGTAACATGCCTATCGCTACCTTCTTCAACATTACTATCTAAAACTGAATTCGCTACTAAATTGTCCTACAGCTACTGTGCCTGCTCCACCAGCTGTCACTGTGATAGTGCCTGATGAGTCAATAGTACCTGCTAAGTTACTTACGGTTCCTGCAGCAGTACTTGTTTGGTCACTAAAGTTACTGACAGCACCTACTGTGGGTGCATTTGAACTTAGAGCATCACCTTGGGTGAATGACTGAGCAAAGCTGAAACTTTCCCCTGCTGTTGCTACTGATGCTGACAGTGTTGGAATCGAGCCAACACCTGACGCTATTGTCAAAGCTCCTACGGATGAAGTCGCACTACCACCCTCAGGTGTATACGTAGTGGTAACGTTGTTACCTGACACAGCATATGATGTGCCTATACGTTGTACCTGTGTGGCGGGAGCATTCACTGTTAACTGCACACTACTTTGAAGTTTATGTGTGATATCAGCTCTTGCTGCCAACGGACTTAGCAATCCAATCATACCGAAAAAGACGAATGCTTTTTTCATTTTGGGTTTACCAAAGATTATCCTAAGCCTATTTAGCCAATTTATTATTACGGATTTCTGTAACAATAGGTACGGTTAGTGCTATTGTCAGTTATATTCCTTAATGGTTAAATAGTAGTGTCGCCTTCGGGGACACAATTAACTCGCTTACTAAGGAGAACTATGACACTATCAAGGTATACGTCCAAAGACTTGGACAAAATTTTCGATGCTGTTTCTACATACAGCGTCGGTTACGATGACTTATTTAATAGGATGCTATCCTATGGACAGGTCACACCACAGTATCCACCATATAACGTGGTAAAGGAATCGGATACGAGATGGAGAATTGAGATGGCACTAGCAGGATGGAGCAGAGACGACCTAGAAATCAGCACAGAAACAAATGTCCTATGCGTCAAGTCAAAAGCAGACAAGGACAGTGATGATGATTACATCCACAGGGGTGTAGCAAAGCGGTCATTCGCTAGAAGTTTCAACATCTCAGAAGACGTAGAGGTCGGAGACATTTCGTATAAGGATGGACTACTCGCCATTCACTTGACAAAGATAGTCCCAGAAAAACAGAAACGTAAGGTATATCAGATATCTTAATCATTCAACCCCCTTCACAGGGGGTTTTTTAGTGCTATGATTCATGAGTCGAAAGGCAAGGGACTGTCGCATATTGGTTAATGCGCTCTGCTTATAACGGAGTCAAGAGGGTTCAATTCCCTCCAGTCCTACCTTGACTCAGTAGCTCAGTGGACAAGAGCATCGCTCTTCTAAAGCGTTGGTCGTAGGTTCGAATCCTACCTGAGTCGCCTCGGGAGTGTAGCCCAATCGGCAGAGGCAGCAGACTTAAAATCTGCACAGTGTGGGTTCGAGTCCCACCACTCCTATATAAATTATGAAATATCTTATCCATCCTCTGACCGTATGTAATCTAATTATCGTAGGGTCTCTTGTCTTCATCGAGGCATTACATATTAATTATCATAGGGGGTTGACACAATGCGAAGATGCTGTTAATATATTAGAGTAAGGACGCTTACGTCGGGTGTGACTGAATAAACTTACTGGCATATAGCTGGTTAAGGTGATGAGACACAGGTGGTGCTGCTGTCCGCAGGGGCAGAACCGATGACCAATCGGGTCTCAGGCAGAGAAGTAATTCTAAACTGTAGAAATGCCCTTCTCTTGTTGGTATACAGGAATCCAACCACCCTCTTTTATTATACCTATATAATGATAAATTGAAGAGACCGCAGAGGTCTCTTTTTCTTTGGAGAATTATGAATCTTTATGTAAATTTTTGTCCACCATATACTAAGCGGAGTGATACTGTAACCCTAGATGTCCCGACTGAAATGACGGATGTCTTTATGCAGTATGTCCACATCCTTGCAGACGAAAAGAATGTATCTGCTAGGAAAGCCTTTAAAGATTTGGCGACAACAACCTTTGACAATTTAATGGAGACCGATTATGGCCATAAAAATAGCAAGAATGCAAAGCGGGGAAGACGTAATCGCTGATATCAAGGAGATTCGTGAGAGTCCTGAGTCTACAAAGGCACTAGCATATGAGTTTGGTGAAGCATTCAGTATCCAAATCATGCAGAATCCTGAGGACTATTTCCAAGAGGAAGGTAAAGACCCTATTGAATCTCTACAAGATATGCAAATACAATTCTTCCCATGGTCTCCCTTGACTAAAGGAAGAAATCTTGTTACACTATTATCTGTGGTCGCAATTTCTGACGCACATGATAGAGTCATGCAAGGATACCAAGAAGTCCTTGAGAAATTTAAGAAACTAAAAACTGACGATGCTAAAATTGATTATTCTCAAACACCACCCGCAGACCTACTTGTTGGGGAAAGTGCAGGAGATGGATGAGGAGCCTAGCATCTTGCTAGAAGATTGTTTTCAAGTGGATAGAGACGCTGAGTTAGTCCCCTATCCCCTTCACACTGACCAGAGGTATGTGTTTCTAAACACTACTGATGTCATGTCTATCCTTGACCCTACACAGGTTATAGTAAAAAAATATAAAAAACTTGTTGATGAGTAAGTTTTATACCAATCTAGTTTTATTGGGTGATGACATTCTTTATCGTGGATATGAGCATGGTCAACGTGTGCAGTATCGCGATAGGTCATCACCTGTTTTGTTTTTTGTGCCACAGGCACAGACTAAAGACACAAAGTTTAGGACTCTAGATGGACGTCGTGCTTACAAGAAGCAATTCAGTGGGGCACGTGAAGCAAGAGAAGTCTTAAAACAATACGAGAATACTGATGGACTAGAGGTGCATGGGTATGAGCGTTTTGTATATCAACATATCAATCAACAGTTTCCTAACGACATTGATTATGACATGTCCATGATGAAAATCTATACGATTGACATCGAGGTTGCATGTGAGAATGGTTTCCCTGATGTGGAAGCATCTGCTGAGGAAATGTTGTGCCTTACTATTAAAGACTTCAATACCAAGAAGATTATTACTTGGGGCACAAGGGAGTTTACTCCTCCCGAAGGTGTAGAGTATCGTGTCTTCTGGACAGAGCAGGAAATGTTGCAAGACTTCCACAAGTGGTGGTCTGATAACACTCCTGACATCATCACTGGTTGGAATAATAACCTGTATGACATTCCATATATCTGTAGACGCATTGAGCGTGTGCTAGGTGAGAAGTGGAAGAAGTCTTTGTCCCCTTGGAATAGGGTTATCGACAGAGAGTTTGTTGTGCAAGGTAGAAAACAGATTGCCTATGACCTAGTAGGTATTTCTATTCTTGATTACCTAGACCTCTATAAGAAGTTTACATATACAAACCAAGAATCTTATCGCCTAGACCATATCGCTATGGTTGAATTGGATGACAAGAAACTTGACCATAGTGATTATGAAAACTTCAAAGACTTCTATACGTCAGACTGGCAACGCTTCGTGGAATACAACATCCATGACGTGAATCTGGTTGACAAACTAGAAGACAAGATGAAACTCATTGAGTTGGCAGTTACTATGGCATTCGATGCCAAAGTAAACTTCGAGGATGTATATTCTCAAGTCCGTATGTGGGATACTCTTATATACAATGACTTGAAGAAGAGAAACATTGTCGTGCCACCTCGTCAGTCAACTAAGAAAGATGAAAAGTATGCAGGAGCGTATGTTAAAGAGCCTCAGCCAGGTATGTACGATTGGGTTGTTAGTTTTGACCTTAACTCTCTATATCCTCATCTCATCATGCAATACAACATCTCACCAGAAACCTTAGTTGATGAGCGTCACCCTACAGTTACTGTAGATAAACTGCTCAATCAAGAAGTAGATATTGATGGTGACTATGCTGTCTGTGCCAATGGTGCACAGTATCGTAGAGACATTCATGGTTTCCTACCAGAGATTATGCAGAGAATCTACGATGAAAGGACTATCTACAAGAAACGAATGCTTGCCTCCAAGCAGGAGTATGAGAAGTCCCCAACCGATAAACTGAGGAGAGATATCTCTAAGTTTAATAACATTCAAATGGCAAGGAAGATTCAACTCAACTCTGCCTATGGTGCTATCGGTAACCAATACTTTAGGTATTACAATCTTGCCAACGCTGAGGCAATCACATTGTCTGGTCAGGTATCTATCCGATGGATAGAAAATAAGATGAATACTTATCTTAATAAACTACTAAAGACAGATGATTATGATTACGTTATTGCTTCTGATACTGATAGTATCTACCTCAACTTGGGTCCTCTGGTTGAAGCTGTATACAAGGAGCGAGAGAAGGATGGTGAGAGCATTGTGCGGTTCCTTGACAAGGTGTGTCAGGTGGAATTTGAAAAGTATATTGAGAGTTCTTACCAAGAGTTGTCCTCCTATGTAAATGCTTATGCTCAGAAGATGGTAATGAAAAGAGAAAACATTGCCAACAAGGGTATCTGGACTGCTAAGAAACGTTACATTCTAAATGTGTGGAATAGCGAAGGTGTCCAGTATGCTGAGCCTAAACTAAAGATGATGGGCATTGAAGCAGTCAAGTCATCAACTCCTGCTCCGTGTCGAAGTGCTATTAAAGAGGCACTAAATGTCATCATGTCAGGAAATGAGTCCGATGTGCAGGATTACATTGATAAATTTAGACAGAGGTTTGAATCAATGACACCTGAGGAAATAGCATTCCCTCGTGGTTGTAATAACATTGCAAAGAATTCATCCCCTGCTACAATATATGGTAAAGGATGTCCCATGCACGTGCGTGGTGCTCTACTGTATAACTATTGGGTCAAGAAGAAGAAGTTGACACACAAGTATCCTCTCATCCAAGAAGGTGAGAAGGTAAAGTATGTCATGCTTAACACCCCCAATAAAATCAATGAGAATGTAGTCTCATTCTTTCAAACATTACCACCTGAGTTGGGTTTGAATGGAAGTATTGATTATGACTTACAATTCAATAAAAGTTTCCTTCAACCGTTGCAAGTAATACTTGACACTCTTGGATGGGACGCAGAAAAAACCAACACATTGGAGGCACTATGGAGCTAGACGAATCAAAAGACAAATGGAATCGTGGAGTAGACTTATTTACAGAGTCTGTCTGGAAACCTGACGAGAAACTTCGTCAATGTGCTCGCAATCAAGATTGTTATCAAGAGCTTATGGACGTCAGAGATGACGTGCTAAAATATTTAAAAACATTGAGATGGAAATGAGTTTTCTAAAAGATATTGTCAAAGAAATTGGCAATGAATATGCAACAGTAGTATCAGACGAGCAGGATACGTCCTCATTCGTAGACACAGGTAGTTACATTTTTAATGGACTTGTATCTGGGTCGATTTATGGTGGTATTCCCTCTAATAAAATCACTGCTATTGCGGGTGAGTCTTCCACTGGTAAGACATTTTTCTGTTTGAGTATAGTTAAACACTATCTCGAGAAAGACCCAGACGCAGGAGTAATTTACTTTGAATCTGAGTCTGCAATATCAAAAGAAATGATTGAGTCTCGTAACATCGATGCCAATCGTATGGTTGTTGTGCCTGTCACTACAGTGCAGGAGTTTCGCACTCAGTCACTAAAGATTCTTGACAAGTATCTGTCACAACCTGAGGAGCAACGCAAACCTATGATGTTTGTTTTAGACTCTCTTGGTATGTTATCTACTACTAAAGAAGTAGAAGATGCTGAGGCAGGGAAAGAAACAAGAGACATGACTAGAGCACAAATTGTTAAGTCAATTTTCCGTGTGTTGACACTTAAATTAGGCAAAGCAAATGTCCCTCTACTTGTCACTAATCATACATATGATGTAGTGGGTGCTTACATACCTACAAAAGAAATGGGTGGAGGCAGTGGTCTTAAATACGCTGCAAGCACAATCATCTATCTTTCCAAGAGTAAGGAGAAAGATGGAAAAGAAGTGATTGGTAATTTAATAAAATGCAAAACAGCTAAGTCGAGGTTAACAAAGGAAAATGCACTTATTACAACTAGACTCTTCTATGACGAGCGTGGACTTGACAAGTATTACGGACTATTGGAGTTGGGTGAAAAGTATGGAGTCTTCCAGAAGCGGGGCAATAGGATTGTTGTTGGTGAATCTTCCGTTTATCCTTCTGCTATTCTTGCCAACCCTGACAAATATTTCACCGAAGGAGTAATGCAGCAACTCGATGATGCTGCCAAGAAAGAATTCACCTATGGAACTTAGAGAATACGTCAAGGTTTACGACGATATAGTTGACCCTAATGTCTGTAAAAATGCTATAGAGTTGTTTAACAAAGACGAGGCAGTAGTCCGTCTAGAAAAACCACAGATGTCATCACTTAATATAACTGAGAGGTCTGAGAAAGATGGAGACCACGATTGGAATGTGGTGCAGTCTGAATCTATCATGGCAATCAAAGCATGTGCACAGCAGTATGCTATGGAAGTCAAGGTAGATAAGTATTGGCCAACAGAAAACCGTCTTGAGCAAATCAAGATGCATAAATTCGTGGCAGAGGAAGGGGATAGTTTCCCCACTCACATTGATGTAGGTAACTATGAGTCTGCTAGGAGGTTTGCAACCTTTGTTATATTCCTAAACGATACTGATGAAGGAGTATACTTTGACACGTTAGACTATAAAGTATCTGCAAAGACAGGTAGGATAATGTTGTTTCCATCTTCATGGCAGTATCCATATACAGACTTAGCAGCAGATGATGACAAGTATATGATAACCACATACCTACACTATGTTTGAATTCAATACTCACCCACCGATGGTTTCACACGTGCAAGGGTCACCAGTGTATATCATTGATGATTTCTATAAGTATCCTGAGGAGGTTGAGGATTTATTTTGGGAGAATGAATTAAGATATCACAAAGAAGATGACCCAGGTTATAATGGTAAGTTATTCCATGACATGAGACATCATTTTCCGCATGATGACCTGTGGGAAGTTGGAGAATATTTACTTGACATATGTGGTGCAAAGTATCATGGGTCAGGTCGTGATTGTTTGAGTAATGTATTTGAATATGAAGGCAACGACCACATTGATAACTATTGGTATCCACATCTAGATGCAGGGTATACAGCATTGATATACTTTGAGGGCACAGGCACTAACTTGTATGCTACACCCAATCAGTTTGAAGTTGAAGACTGTGATTCAATACCAGAGCATGTCAAACCATGGCGGTCTAAAGAAGATTATGAATTGCTGTTGACATTCGAGGGTAAGTACAATAGACTTGTGCTATTCAACGGAAAGAAATTTTATCACGGAGCAGATATTTACTACTCCCCAGTCAAACGTTTCAACCAAGTATTATTTTTTACAGATGAGCCTTAAGATAGAAGAAGTAGCACTAAGTAAACTCATATTAAATGAGCCTTATGCAAGAAAGGTTTTACCATTTGTAAAACCAGAGTATTTTGACGCATTTACTAATCGTGTCCTCTTCGATACACTTAGTGAATACATTAATAAGTTTGATACTACACCTGAGCCTAACGCTCTCAAGATTGAGATAGAAAAAAGGAAAGATATTACTGAAGAAATCTATCAAGAGATAGAAAACTTCTTAGATAACCTTGACACAGACCATTACAATGATGAATGGTTAGTTGACACAACTGAAAAATGGTGCAAGGAGCGTGCTATATACTTGGCACTGATGGAATCCGTTAAGATTGCTGACGGACAAGATAAAACACGTACAAAAGATGCTATACCTAGCATCATGTCCGATGCACTAGGTGTTTGTTTTGATGAATCAGTAGGACATGATTACATCTCAGACGCTGATGACAGATACGATTTCTACCATAGAAAAGAAGAAAAAGTCCCCTTTGATTTGGACTACCTTAACAAAATTACCAAAGGTGGTCTCCCTAATAAGACTCTCAACATCGCTCTTGCTGGTACGGGTGTCGGGAAGTCTTTATTCATGTGCCATGTCGCTAGTTCCTGTCTCTTACAGGGGCGCAACGTTCTCTACATTACATGTGAAATGGCAGAGGAGAAGATTGCAGAGCGAATTGATGCCAACCTCCTCGACATCCCAATCCAACAACTCCAAGACCCCTTACTGACAAAGCAAAAGTATCGTGCTAAGATAGATGTGTTGAAGAAAAAGACACAGGGTAAACTTGTTATCAAAGAATACCCTACTGCTTCTGCACATGTGGGTCATTTCAAAGCACTCTTAAATGAGTTGTCATTGAAGAAAGGATTTCATCCTGAGATTATATTCGTAGACTACCTAAACATATGTGCTAGTAGTAGATACAAAGGCACTATCGTAAACTCATACACATATGTAAAAGCAATCGCTGAGGAGTTACGTGGACTAGCAGGAGAATATAATGTGCCTATCTTGTCTGCTACACAGACTACTAGGTCTGGTTATGGTAACTCTAACGTAGAGATTACTGACACCAGTGAATCTTTTGGTCTTCCTGCTACTGCTGACTTGATGTTTGCTCTCATATCTACAGAAGATATGGAAGAGTTGAATCAAATTATGGTCAAGCAGTTGAAGAATAGATACAATGACCCCACTGTATACAAGAGGTTTGTCTTAGGTATTGACAGACAGAAGATGAGGTTGTATGATTGTGAGCAGGGTGCTCAAGATAACATCATAGATGCAGGAGATACTCCTCAAACATTTACAGATACTAAAAAATCATTTGACGGATTTAAAATTTAATGGCTGATTTTACTAACCAATTTGACCCTAAAAAGGGTGACCAAGATGCTGCTGCAGAGCGTATCAATAGTGCTGCTAGAGATAAAGTAGACGAAGCACAAGAGAAAGTAAAGGCAACTGAGGCAGAAACTCCCAAGACACCCGAAGAAATGGGTAAGAAGATGGGTAGTGCACCTAAGTCTAAGAAGAGGTTAGATAAGAAACTAGAAGAGAAGAAGAAAGCAGAGAAGGAAGGTCCTAAGAAATTTGAAGTAGACTTAGATAAGTATACTGAGTTTGTTGACAGGGTAACATCAGACCCTAGTAAAGACTTCCAAGCATTGATGGAAAGATATGCTGAGTTGAAATCACAAGGATGTAACATCCAACGTCTTGACACTGCTGCATCAGGTATGTCTGCTGAAGCAGGAGAGTTTATGGAGATTGTAAAGAAACTAAAGTTTCAAGGAAAGGATTTCAATGCAGCAAACAAAGAGCACTTGACTAAAGAGTTGGGTGATATTATGTGGTATGTTGCACAGGCATGTCTAGCATTAGGTGTGAGGTTTGATGAGGTAATTTATATCAATACACTTAAACTAGCAGCACGTTATCCAGGCGGTATGTTTGAGACTAATTACTCAGAGAATAGAGCACCTGGTGATATCTAGTGCAGTATATAGTCCCCTCTAACTTAGGATGGCTAGAAGATAAACTAAGTCCAAAGGAGATAAAACTTCTTTGGAATTATATTCTTGAGGCAAATGTAAATGCCAAACCTAATTTGGTAGGACATCTACATGAGAGTTTATATTTAAAGGATAAGAAGAATCAATTTTTTGATAGGACATTAATACAATACTGTAGTCATTACGCATTTAAGTTTGGTAATCAAGGAGATAAGATACCTACTACAGGACAGCATCAGATGTGCTTGGAAAGTTTCTGGGTCAATAGGATGAGAAAGTATGACTTCAATCCTTTCCACAATCATTTTGGTGTGTATAGTTTTGTCATATGGTTAGACATACCTACAGATTATGCAGAGCAGTATGCAACTACCGAAGCAAATGACGGTGGCTCTGCATCTAATTTTGAGTTTATGTATCCCAACATACTAGGAGAGATAACAACATATAAGTATCAACTAAGTAAAGAATCAAACGGCACTATACTATTCTTCCCATCTAAATTAATGCATGGTGTATATCCATTCTATAATTGTGATGATGAAAGGATTTCTATATCAGGAAATATAGCTATAAAAACAGACTAAATACTTGCATGACAAGAAAACAAGACACCGAGCCCCTCTTTGATGGAGAAGGTGTAGGTGCAATACCTATTGGTAAAAGCAACGCAGGATTCCTATACGAGAGTAGTCTCATTAAGTCTCTAAGGAGTCAAGGATTTACTGTGTCTGACCCTGCGGGTGCTGACTCTTCTAAGGCTGACCTTGAGTTAACAAAGGGAGCTAACATAGTAAAGTTTGAATTGAAAGAAAAATTATCTGCTGACTTTGCTCAGATGAATTTTGATTTCGATACCACTCGTAAAGAGTTTTACATTGACAAGACCAAATCAACAGCAAAGAAAGAAGCAGCACAGACCATGATAGGTATTGCTGAGTCCTATGGCATTATCAGACAAGCAAATGACCATTGGAAACCTCAGAAGAATATGCCTGCTAAGTTTGTCCTTCCACCAAACGCAACTTTCAAGGAGAGAGATAAGTCTAGGAAACTAGATTTAAAAAGATTTCCAGACAAATTTTTAGGACAAGGTTTAGGACCTGCTCGTGAGGTTGAGAAATATTATAACTCAAAGAATACGTATTACATACAGGTAAAGGGAAAGGGTCTATATTATATGGGTAAAGACCCTGAGAAATATGGATGCCCTCGCTTCTCTGATTCTTGTGCTGACAGCAGCATTAGAATTCGTATCAAAACTAACTCAGCATCTAAAGGTCGATGGTCATTCTTGATGGCACTTAAGATTAGTAGACTCAGACCAAGTCCTATGAATCTAGATTTAGATGCGTCCTTCTTGTAACCAGTTAAATAAGTGTCCACTAACCTACCCACTCGCTCCATAGTATAGTATAATATAGTCATGGCAAAGAATACCCACCTAGAGCATTTAGAAGATGACATATTTAACTCTGGTTATAATGGTGCTACTAATAGCATTAATTTTCTTGTAGGTCTACGAGACATGTTGACCACAGGTAAGGGTGGTAGTAACATGAAGGTCACAGTTAAGTGGGACGGTGCTCCTGCTATAGTTTGTGGCACAGACCCTGAGACAGGAGAGTTTTTCGTAGGTAATAAGTCAGTATTCAATAAGTCTACACCTAAAATTTGTTACACTGATGGTTTCATAGACGAGCACTACCCTGACAGTGGACTTAATAAGATACTTAAGAAGTGTCTAAAACATTTGATGAGACTACCTATTGATGGTGTCATACAGGGAGACCTTTTGTATGAGCAGAGACCTAAGATTGCTTCTATGAATGGAAAGAGGTGTTATGTTTTTAAACCAAATACTATCACATACTGTGTCGAAGTAGACTCTGAGATGGGTAGGAAGATAGCGAAGAGTGAAATAGGAATTGTATTTCATACAAAATACAGTGGGTCAAGTATAGGTGCAATGTCAGCAGGGTTTGGTGTCAATGTCAAACCATTACAAGGTGTAGACAGTGTGGCAGTATTCTCCTCAGAGTTTACTAATGTAAATGGTATGGCAAACCTATCTCCTGCAGAGTTGTCTAAGATAAACTTAACCATAGCATCTGCTAAACGTAACCTCAGTGGTGGACGTAAGTTTCTTAGCACTATCAACAAGGAGACAGGGTCTTTTGCTTACAACGCATTGTTTAAAATGTATTTCAACCAAGTAATACGCTCAGGAAAGATACCAAACAACTCAACTTCTATGGCAAAGGGGTATATTTCCTTTGTAGATGCACGTTTTAAGGCAGAAATTGCTAAGAAAAAGACTGCTAAGGCACAGAAAGACTGGTCTGATAGAGCTGATAAGGCTCTTGCTTATCTAAATAGTAATAAGTCTGTTATGTATTCCGCACTTAGCGGTTTCAAAGACCTTATGACTGCCAAAGAGCAAATCATAAATAAACTGAAGAAAATAGAAGGTGTCGGCACTTTCTTAGAAGATGAAAATGGTTACAAGGTAACCAGTCCAGAAGGTTTTGTTGCTATTAAGGATGGCAATGCACTTAAACTGGTCGATAGATTAGAATTTTCTAGAGCAAACTTCACCGTCGCAAAAGATTGGGGTAAATGAATTTTTTAGAATTTATAACTGAGGCAACCAAGAGTGCGTCTCAACAAAACAAACCTAAGAAACCCACGACAAGTCAAAAAGGTCAGAAGACTTCTGGTAACCTAGAGGACAAGCATGTTGCTATTACTTTTGGTCGCTTTAATCCTCCTCACGCTGGCCATGGCAAGTTACTTGATGCTGTCAAGTCGCACGGAGGGGACTCGGGAAACTATAGAATCTACCCATCCCGTAGTCAGGATCACAAAAAGAATCCGTTATCCGCACAACAAAAAGTAGACCACATGAGGAAGTTATTTCCCTCACACAAGGACAAGATTCAAAACAATGAAGCACATAGAAATATATTTGATATAATGCGTGACCTACATGATGAAGGTCATGAGCATTTAACAATGGTGGTAGGAGACGATAGAGTAAAAGAGTTTGAGAAGTTGACTAACAAATATAATGGAGTGCATTATAACTTTAAGACTATCAATATCAAATCAGCAGGGGCAAGAGACCCTAATAGTGATGACCCTATAGAAAAGTTGTCAGCATCTGGAATGCGTAAGCATGCTAGTGGTGATGACCATGCCTCATTCCATGCAGGCATGCCTAAGGGTGTCTCCTCAAAGCATTCCAAACAGATGATGGCAGATGTGAAGACTGGAATGACTCCACCACCTAAGAAGGAGAAGACCAAGAAGTCAATCAAAGAGTTGACACTCTGGGAGTATGCACCTAAGTTAGATGCAGATTCGTTTAGAGATTTCTATATGCTAAACCATATCTTTAAGGTAGGTGCTATAGTAGAGCACGATGACACTGGACTAATCGGAAAGGTTGTGCATCGTGGCACTAATCATGTCGTATTCCAAATGCCAGATGGCAATGAGGAAAAGGTATGGTTAAAGAATATAACTGAAGTGGAAGACCCACGTGCTGCATGGGCTCGTGCTGCTGATACCACCAAACTCCAACACAATTATTCTGCTGATGATGGCAGTGGTAATGACTGGAAGGCAGGTACAGACAACTATAGAATGGCATTACAAGCAATGACTCCAGGACAATCTGTAGTCAGTTTTACAGATTTTCAACAACGTATTAGAAACTCTGCTAAGACTAAATAAAAACAGTAAGACCAATCAGGTGTTATAAAAATGAAACTAGAAATGTTAGTGTCTGCAGCTTTGATGGACTATAGTCCAACTGAGCAGTCATATATTCTTAAGGCGGTTGAGGAAGATAAACTTCCTGAGACTAAGCGTCTCCACGATGGTGTAATGAAAGTCATGGAAGTCCTTGACACATTCGAGCCAGTGGTAGAAGGATATGCAGGCTTCGACGTAGACAGAGAAACTGTCAAGAAAAAGAAAGCAGAGCATAAGGATGACCGTAACATAGGTCGTGTCGTATCCTCAGGAGGAAACTCCATGCTCATCACAGGACGTAAGGCTGATGGTCGTTACATTGTTGTCGGAAAGAAAGGAGAGAAGACAGCAAAAGAGGCAGGCGATTTAGGTGTAACTGCTAAGGAGAGTGTAGTAGGTGTAGACATTGATGATGTACATCAACTCATGTTAGAAGGACTCAAGCAGGCACGTAAAAACGTTGGTGCATCTACATGTTGGAAAGGTTACAAAGCAAAGGGCACTAAGATGAAGGGTGGAAAACAAGTCCCTAATTGTGTCAAAGAAGAAGAAAAACCTTCTGACTTTATAAATAAATTGTCTAAGTCGGGACTATTTACCGATGCAGAGTTGGAAAAAATGAGAGAGGTAGACTAAATGAAACCCTCTAATCCAGGTGAGAAATCCTTTCTTACAACTAAGAAGAAAGGAAACGTTATTATTAACCCTAAGAAGGAAGACCTCATGAAAGAAACTAAACTAGACGAGAAAAAACTTGACCCAGTAGGTAAGGAAGACAAGGACATCGACAACGATGGTGACCATGATAAGTCTGACAGATACTTATTGAATCGTCGTAAGGTCAGGAGCAAAGTAATTAAGATGCGTGAAGCAGCATACGATGCATTGCGTGCTAAACGTGCAAAGAAACCACAGGGAGAAGGTGGAGTTGATACTACCCCTGATGAAGCAAACGTAGGAGAAAGCGTAGAGCAGATTGATGAGTTGTCAAAGACAACTACTGCTAACTATCTGTATCAGGCAAAGGTAGATAGAAGTTATGTTCACGGTGGCAAGATGCATACTAAGGAACATGATAAAGCAAGATTGAAAGGAATAGAAAGAGCAAAGAAAAAACTAGGAGATAAGATTAGTAAGAAAGTCTCTGATGATGCATCAACTGATTCTCAGTCAATGAGTCGTGACTGGTCTAACTCAAAGTACCCTAGGAGATATAAGGTTACTAAGGATGGTCAGAAAGAAGAGGTGGAGCATATCACAGAAATCTCTGCTGATAAGTTAACTGCTGCAGCAAAGGCGGCAGAAGTCAAGAGAGGAAAGAAAGCAGTTGCAGGCGATAGAGAAGGTGCAGTGAAAGCTATTGCACAAAATAAAAAATTCTATGATGCAGCAAAAGCAAAGAGAATGAAAGAGTCAACAGACAGAGTGAAAGCAAGAATGATTCAGTTTACTAAGGATCATGACCAACAAATGCAAGGTAAACAGCCTATATAATGTACCGTTTGAATTTTAATCATGTTATCATTCCTACTACCTTTCGCATCTAAAATTGTATCTGATGCAGTAAACAAAATCCCAGACGATTCTGAGTTGGGAGAGAAACTTATCGACTTATGTCTAATCATCTTAGGTAAGGCAGTTAAACTTACTAAGACAGACATGGATGACAAGCTATTGGAGACAGTTAAGTCTGCACTAGCAACTAGAGAGTAATTCTTATAAATAACTTATAGGAAAAAATTATTAGAGAAACTAATGTCTATTTTAGGTACTATAGACGCTTCCACCTTTGGCAATAACGTAGGTGTCACTAATGGTGACGCAACAGTTACGAAGAATGCTGCTGATTCCGTCGATGTTGGCGATATCTTGGTGCTTAATAGCGTTAACTACATTGTAAGAGAGGTAACATCTACCACATCTATTGAATTACACACAACATATGCGGGTAGCACTAATGCTTCATTGTCTGGTGCTATCAGACGTACTGCTCCTAAGGCAGTCGCTGAGTTTGTAGTCAAGGGTGGAGATAGTAACTCTTATGAGTTGGTCTTCGTTGACACAACTGAGCAGAGCATTGCATCCAACAAGTCTAGAGGAATCACTGGACCTGGTTGGTGGCAGTATCGCACTTATCAGACACACAACGGTGACACCAAGCATAAAGCAGAATACATCGCACCAGCTAAGGCAACTGCAGGAAACGCAGGAGACATGGCTGATGATACACTAGCAGCAGATGTATTAGAGGTAATCACAGTTGGCACACAGCCAGCAGCATCTACATCTTCTAGTGGTGCAGGCACATTCGTTGCAGCAGCAACAGTAGACCAGTCAGGTACTATCACATACAAGTGGCAACGTCAGACCAAGAGTGCAACTACTCGTTGGGTAGATGTAAGTGCTTCACTTGATACTGGTATCACATATGCTAACTTCACAACCGCAACTCTTGCATACAGTGGACTTAGTGGTGACACATTAGACGGATATAAGTATCGTTGCGTGATTAACTCAAGCAAAGGTGCAGTCCAAAAGTATACCGACGGAGCAGCAACTCTAACATTCGGTAGTTAGTAACTAAATTTTATAATGAGATTTGATGAACTAAATGAGAAAAACTATCTCATGTTCGCCATCAAGCATTACGATAACCCACAATCAGTTACCGTAGATGACTTCATGGAGGACATGAAGAAGTTTAAATATCTAAAAAGGTTATTGAAAAGATACCTTAAGACAGGTGTGTTGAGAGTCAACTTGATTCTTAACCACCTTATTATTTTATTCAATGTTTTTGGAGAGGGGACTATCCCTTTGTTGATGTATAAGTTAGGTGACGAATACTATTCAATCATAAAAACATTCCTTCTCTACTTAAATCGAATAGACCCGCAAAACAATAGTGGAATATTCGGTAACATAAATATTGATGACGATGTGCTCGATTTACTTAACGCATTATGAATGAAGATGCACCTACAATGAGTGTCGGCAACGGAGGTTTCACTGGAAGTGCTGCCCCCACAGGTCCTAATGCAGGATTCGACCCATTGATGAGTGCTAAAGTGAAGCGTAGGAAATACAAACCGAAAGGTCATGTGATTAAGAATGTTGGCATAGGCGAAGCAGTTGAAGATAAAAGTGGTTACCTACCGTTTAAAATATCATATGATGGAGCAGAGTCATACGTACTATATTCCAAGTCCGAGTCAGCACTGAAGATAGAGTTGAGAAAGATGTATCGCCCTGAGAATTTTAAAAAGATTTCAGTCAAGCGTTTATATCCAAACGAAGTGATTAAGTTTTACTGGGATAAGAGACAAGCAGCCCTAAGAGTATAATGTCTGATATTAACTCAGCAATATTAGAAAGACTTGAGAGAGTCGTTGACACCTTGCAGGAAAACTCTGTAAAGATGGGTCAACTTCTTGCTGTTCATAATGAGAAACTAGACAAGCAAGATAAGATAGACCAAGTCTTGTTTGAGAAAGTAGATAGAATTCACACAGATATGACGAGAGAGACAGACGCTATAAAAAAAGGATGCGAGAGAGATATAAGATTAGTAGACGATAGACTTCGTATGATAGAGAAGAAGATGTGGACAATAGCAGGAGCACTATCTGTTATATGCTTCTTTGTTTCTACACCAGGTCAGAAGTTAATTAAAAACTTGACATCATCCAACTATCAGAGTATGATACCCTCAGTGGAAAGGGTAGATTGGACTACGTCGAAGACAAATACATTCGATTAATCAGCTCACGTCTTGACAGATACAAGCATGTCAAACGTGGACTGTACAATTTCAGATGCCCTTACTGCGGTGACTCTCAAAAGAATAAGAGCAAAGCACGAGGGTATTTTTTTCTAAAGAAAACTGAATACATTTACAAGTGCCACAACTGTGGTGTTGGTAGGTCTCTTGGTAACTTTTTAAAAGACCAAGCACCTGATATGTATGACCAGTTTGTCATGGAAAAATACAAGTCAGGTATGACTGGTAAGGGTAGACACACACCGTCTCCTAAGATTCCGTCATCAAAACCTAACTTCAAAAAGAATCCTTCTGCTCAAAGAATCTCAGACCTAAATACTTCTCACCCAGCTAAGAAATATTTACTGGAAAGGAAGATACCTGAGTCACAACTTAGTCGTTTTTACTACGTTGATAAATTCATGTCATGGGTTAACACCCAGAGGAAAACGTTTGACAAAATCACAAAAGACAAACCTAGAATTATTATCCCTCTCATTGGTAAGGATGGTGTCTGGTTTGGATTGCAGGGTCGCTCTATGGAGAGGCATGCAGATTTACGTTACATCACAGTGATGTTTGATGACCGATTGAAACTATTCGGTCAAGATAAAATTAACAAAGAGGAAACAGTTTATGTCACAGAAGGTCCGTTTGACTCCTGCTTTCTTCCCAACGCTGTTGCTATGTGTGGGAGCGATGTCGACCATCGGAATCTGGAATATGATTCACGGATTTGGGTCTTCGACAACGAGCCAAGAAACAGACAGATTGTACAGAGAATGCAATCTTGTATCGAATCAAATGAATCCCTTGTCATCTGGCCTAAGAATCTTAGATTGAAGGACATCAACGACATGGTATTAGCAGGGGAGAATCCCTATGCTATAATAAAAGCAAACACCTACTCAGGGTTAGAAGCACAAATTAAATTCACAGATTGGAAGAAAGTATGAGCGACATTAGTGTTGTAAAAAGAGATGGGTCTGTCGAGTCCCTTAACCTCGACAAAGTGCACGCAATGGTTGAGTTAGCATGTGAAGACCTTGCGGGTGTATCAGCGTCACAAGTGGAGATGAATAGTGGAATACAATTCTACGATGGCATCAAGACAGAAGACGTGCAAGAAATCCTAATACGCTCTGCTAATGATTTGATATCATTAGATACTCCTAACTACCAGTTTGTAGCAGCACGTCTGCTATTGTTTGGTCTTAGGAAGTCAGTGTTTGGAGAGCATCCAGACCACCCACCTATCTTGTTTAATCACATTTGTAAGTGTGTAGACTATGGTGTGTATGACGAGGAGTTATTGACAGTATATACTGAGGAAGAATGGGAAACGATTGAATCTTTCGTTGACCATGATAGAGACTATTTGTTTACATATGCTGGCTTGAGACAAGTATGCGATAAATATCTCGTACAAGACCGCAGCACAGGCTACCTGTTTGAGACACCTCAACAGATGTATATTATGATTGCTGCTACATTATTTTCCAAATACCCACAGGAGAGGCGGTTAGAATATGTACAAAGATACTACGAAGCAATCAGCACGCACAAAATCAACATTCCAACACCAGTTATGGCAGGAGTTAGGACGCCACTCCGACAATTTGCAAGCTGTGTTCTTGTTGATGTTGATGACACCCTCGATAGCATTTTTAGCAGTGACATGGCTATTGGCTACTATGTTGCACAAAGGGCGGGTATCGGTATCAACGCGGGCAGAATCCGTGGCATCAACAGTAAAATCAGGGGTGGAGAAGTGCAGCACACAGGTGTTGTCCCTTTCCTCAAAAAGTTTGAGAGCACTGTCAGATGCTGCACTCAAAATGGCATCAGAGGTGGAAGCGCGACAGTCCACTTCCCCATCTGGCATCAAGAGATAGAAGACATCATTGTCCTTAAGAATAATAAGGGGACTGAGGATAATCGTGTCAGAAAACTAGACTACTCAATTCAATTATCCAAGTTATTCTATGAACGTTTTATCCAAGATAAAGAAATCACGCTTTTTTCCCCTCATGATGTTCCTGATTTGTATGAGAGTTTTGGGACCGATAGGTTTGATGAGTTATATTGCAGTTACGAATCTAATCCAGACATCCCCTCCAAGCGAGTCAGTGCTCAAGGATTAATCCTAGACCTACTCAAGGAGAGAGCAGAGACTGGTCGTCTATACTTGATGAATATTGACCACTGTAATAGTCACTCATCATTTAAAGACAAGGTCAACATGAGTAACCTATGTCAAGAGATTACTCTACCTACTGACCCTATCAATCATATTGATAGTCAGGATGGTGAGATTGCTTTGTGTATTCTATCTGCTATCAACGTAGGTAAACTTCGTAACCTTAGTGAGATGGAGAATCTATGTGACCTTACAGTAAGAGCACTAGAAGAGTTGATTGACTATCAAGAGTATCCTGTACCTGCAGCAAAACGCTCTACGTTAGCACGTAGGTCACTCGGTATAGGTTTCATTGGTCTGGCACATTATTTCGCAAAGAATGGTGTGCAATATAATAGTCAAGAAGCGTATGACCTCACTCATAAACTGACTGAATCCTTCCAATACAATCTACTTAGAGCATCTAATAACATTGCTAAAGAGAAGGGTGCATGCGACGCTTTCCATCGCACAAAATACATTGATGGAATCCTCCCAATAGATACATATAAGAGTGAAGTCGATGAATTAGTTACAGTATCATACGAGTATGATTGGGATTCTTTACGCGATGACATTGCAGAATGGGGACTCAGGCACAGCACTTTGTCCGCACAGATGCCTTCGGAGAGCAGCTCCGTTGTGTCAAACGCAACCAATGGAATCGAGCCACCTCGAGACTACTTGTCCATTAAGAAATCCAAGAAGGGACCTCTTAAGCAAATTGTTCCACAGTTTACAACTTACAAGAATAATTACACGCTCCTGTGGGACATGCCTAGTAACGAGGGATACATTAATGTGACTGCTATCATGCAGAAGTTTTTTGACCAAGCAATCAGTGGCAACTGGTCATACAATCCAGAAAACTATCCAGATAATGAAGTGCCTGTTTCTGTAATGGCAAACGACTTACTAACAACATACAAATACGGTTGGAAAACATCATACTATCAAAATACATACGATAATAAGAAAGATGTCGATGCAGATGCTGCTAAGACAGAGCAATTAATTAATGATATTCTTCATGGCACAGAGTCAGAAGAAGACTGTGATAGTTGTAAAGTTTAAATGCAAAAACACATGAGCGTAACGGTATTCAACGAGAAGAAAACTGATACCAAGAAACAACCAATGTTTTTTGGTGCACCCCTAGGGATGCAGAGATACGATGAATATAAGTATCCAGACTTTGATAAATTAACTCAGACACAATTAGGATATTTCTGGAGACCAGAAGAAGTCTCCTTACAAAAGGATAGGTCAGACTATAAGACACTGACCGAGCAGCAGAAACATATCTATACTTCTAACTTGAAGTATCAGATTCTCCTTGACTCTGTGCAAGGTCGTGGACCTGGCATGGCATTCTCACCTTACTGTAGTCTTCCAGAGTTGGAAGGATGCATGGGTGTCTGGCAATTTATGGAGCAGATACACTCACGCTCATACACACATATCATTAAAAATGTATACCCTGACCCAAGTGAGGTCTTTGATACTGTATTAGATAACGAGAAGATTATCTCTCGTGCTAAGTCAGTCACCAAAGCATACGATGAATTCTTAGAGGTTGTTGGTGAGTATGCAGACAGCAACTTTTGGAAGTCAGGTTGGAAAGACTCCCCTACTGCAGAGTGGACACTTAGGGATGTCAAACGTAAACTTTATAGAGCTATTGCCAATGTCAACATCCTTGAAGGTATTCGTTTTTACGTTAGTTTTGCTTGCTCTTTCGCATTCGGTGAGCTCAAACTTATGGAAGGGTCAGCTAAGATCATATCCCTTATTGCAAGAGACGAATCGCAACACCTTGCGTTAACACAGAAGATACTTTACAAATGGAAGAAGGGTGATGACCCTGAGATGCAGCAGATTGCACAGGAAGAGAAAGAGAATGTGCGTCAGATGTTTGCTAACGCAGTCAAAGAGGAGAAAGACTGGGCAAACTATCTCTTTTCTAACGGTAGTATGATAGGTCTCAACGAGAAACTACTGCATCAATACATCGAGTGGGTTGCTAATAGACGCATGAAAGCAATCGGACTAGAAACCATGTATGATATACCCGCAAGGAATAATCCTTTACCTTGGACTGAGCATTGGCTCAACTCTAAGGGACAACAGAATGCTCCACAAGAGACAGAGATAGAATCTTATATTGTCGGTGGTATTAAGCAGGACGTTGACAAGAATACATTTAGTGGTTTCAAATTGTAAAACAATGACCAACATGAATGAGGAAAAACAAGGATGGTGGGACAGGCATTCGTGGCCTGGACCTGACCTCTGGTATCAGGGACCACTTGAAGTTTTTAAAACAGGTGAAGAGAGATTTGAAACGTCACAAGAAGATACCAAACCTTCCTCGACAGAGGAAAAAACGTAACAAATAATACCGTATACGGTTTTTGTTACACACTATTGCTAAATAGTAGTGGATATGTTATGATGTCCACACGTTCATCCAAATGGAATCTTTAGCACTAGCACTGATTATTTCCAAGCACAACAGTTACCATTGGCAAATGTCGTGTCAGGAGTGGAACAACCAAAGGGTAGAGATAATGAGTAATCCTTATCACACCCAAGATGCCAAAGAGTATCTTATAGATTACTTTAGGACTAAGGTTGACGGTGAGTGTGAAGCATTCTACATTGGACGCAAGTAAGCCGACTCGGAACGGAATCGTTCATCCCATGATACATCTACTCGGACTCCTACTAGCTACAAGCACTCTCACTTGCGCTGACATAGAAGCAAAAGTGAGAAAAGTCAGGAATCATGAAGACCTCTCACCAGAGGCGAAGGCAGAAATCATCGTGCTCTATCGTGAGCACATGACAGAAGCACTTGGAATAGATTGTTTGTGGGACGCAAAAGCCGACTGAAGGAACGGGAATTAAACCACCCAATTACTTTAGGAGAAACCAAATGGCACAAGTCACATACAGAGGAGTTCAGTACGACACAAATCGTCCTAAGCAAATCGTGAATAACAAGAAGGAACTCGTGTATCGAGGAGTCCCAGTCAACAAGGAGGCAGTATGCAAGTAGTTGCAGAAATTTCTCTTGGAATCGCAGTTGTTTTAACTTTAATCTACGGAGAGGTTCGTCTTCTTCAAGCGTTAAGGGTATAAGACAATGCTAAGAATCCATTTTAGCTGGGGTGCACCAGATTTACCAGACTATGATCCTGAGAAACACGACCCTGACAAAGTATTCGCAATGCTATGTTACAGGGGCATCCATTACGCAAAATGGGTATATTTACAACCTTTTAATATGACACACTGGAATCTGTTTGACCCTAGACAAACAGAGAAATAACATGTATAATATAGGAGACCTTATGGTCTCCTTTTCTTTAAGAAAAATATGGACTACAATAGAATTAAAGAAATAGCACATCAACTTAAAGAGTTGTCTGCAGAATTAGAAGATGCTATCAAGGAAAACCCAGATAGATATCTTGAAGCATCATACAATGCTCCTGCATCAACTTTATCTTATAAAGACATTATTGAATAATGGAAAGAGAACCTTGGGACTCACCCCTAGATGATGAGCAATCATCAACAGAGCAAGAATCTGGTGACATCTTATTTGAAGACGAGCCAAGAATCAAATTGAAATTTACAGATTATAAAGGTTGAAAACACAAAGTGCTAAAGGAAAAGGCAGACGCTTTCAACAATGGGTAAGGGACATGCTCATTGAGCATCGTAATGTACACCCTGAGGACATTGAGTCTAGGAGTATGGGTGCAGGAGGAGAAGATATAATCATGGCAAGGGATGCCAGAAAGAAATTCCCATTCAGTATTGAGTGTAAGAATGTAGAGAAGTTGAATGTATATGAAGCATACGCACAGGCAGAAGCAAACTCAGGAGACCACGAGCCTATACTCTTCATGAAAAAGAATCGTAAGAAACCTCTAGTGGTTGTGGACGCAGAGTGGTTTGTCAAGAATTTCGGGGTTGACAAGTAGGAAGGTCACCTATATAATAGATGAGTTGTACCTAGGTAAACCAATGGAGTATCAAGAAGATTCCGATTTTCTGATGGATGCTGTAGAAATACTTATTGACCAACTGCACAGTTTAGTTAATGAAGGACGCATTGATGACGCTATCGTTGTCAGTGAAAGAATTCGTGAGTTGCAGGAGATGCGATGACCGTTGTTAGTATGTTTAGTGTGCCCCTCATACACTATGAGATTGCGAATTGGCATATCGCCAAGAAGAAAATCAAAGAGGCACTCCCAGACATACAAGAGTCTATGCTTGAATCTAACGGACAAGTCTACACAGACTTCTTCGATGAAGAATTAAAGTATAAACTACCTGACTGGAGTGATGTTGTCATTGATATCATCACTCCTTATCTACAAGATTTCACAGGGAAAACACGTGTAGAATTTACTGACATGTGGTTTCAAACTGCATTGAAAGGGATGTCACATGGTTGTCATAACCATGGTGCTTCTGGGTGGTCGTCAGTAATTTACTTGGACTATGATGAGAAAGTGCATCGTCCAACTAAATTCTATTCTCCATTTAGTAACCCTTGGAATGGAAAGTTAGAAGACTATTTGCCACCAGTAAAAGAAGGTGACATGGTAATCTTTCCATCCCATATCACACACGAAGCAGAAGATAATACATCAGATGTGCCACGCACAATCATTTCATATAATATGAGAGGTAAAACTGACATAGTCAAACGCACACTCTGGGATGACGAGGGTGACCCCAAGATAATTATTAGAGAATACCGAGAAGACTGTTGAAAGAAATTGTAACCTACAAAGGTAAACTATGTGAGAAGGAGTCAGACTTTATATGGGGTGACTACATCGAAGAGGATGTAGTAAAAGGACTATATCATTTCTGGCATCATCAAAACATACTTGCTCGTCATGAAGGCATGGTCTATGAGGGTGGGGATAAGTATGTTGATAAAGAGTACAAGGATTCACTAGACTTACATGTCCCTGTTTCCTTACATTTACCTGAGATTCACAACTATTTGATGTCACTTCAAGGGGTATTAAATAAATATCTCGAGAGGTTTCCTTTCGCAGAACTATCAAGATTTGAAATAGTAGAGCCGCTATCCCTCCAACACTATCCTATTGGTGGTGGATTTAAAGAGTGGCACACAGAAAGGGCAAACTCTTCACCTGGCAATGTCTATAGACACCTAGTGTTTATGACATATTTGAATGACGTGCCTGACGGAGGCACAGAGTGGTTTCATCAAGACAAATATGTCCCTGCCAAAAGGGGATACACTGTCATATGGCCATCAGATTGGACACACTTCCATAGAGGTGTTGTTTCAAACACATCGGAAAAATTTATTATTACAGGGTGGTTTTCTTTCACATAGTGTGCTACAATGACAAGGTTATACAAACCACACATGAAACCTATTGTCATCACAGAGCGATTCCCATACCGATACGTCGAAGCAGGGACTCTGGATAACGGATTCCCTGACTACAGAATTCAAAAATTTAATGAGTATACTCAGAGATATAAAGACATGTATCTTTGCGACAACGGTATGCAAATGGAAACTGCAATCGAAGACTTTGAATACACAAAGTGGTTAGACCCCGCAGATGACGTCCAAGCCTATATAAAAAACAACTAATTTTCTTACTATGTCCTGCCAAAATTTTGATAAAGCTGTCCACTATGCAAAGGCAGCGTTTAAGGATGCATTGGAGACCGAAGAATTGAAAGACGAGACACTTAGTCTCCTCTTTCATTACTACCAAGGATTGAAAACAATTAGAGACGAGATGCCAAAGCACGAGCATCAAGAGTCAGAGCCTATGTTTTTGTCTGACGCTACCGAGGACTACAGTTACAACCTCGCAGGAGCAGACCTCAGTGTGCCATCTAGAGGAGTTGATAATATTTCCTTCACACCTGATGTAAATATGGAAGACTACATCCAGTTTAGTAGTGACGTTGATTACGGAGAGACATTAGAATAAGTTATATTTCTTATTAAAAAAACATAAGACAGTCACGAAACTGTCACACCGTCCTTGACAAAGTTTACAATTTGATATATAGTATATACATTGTCACATAACTTAACAAATGACAGTTATTACTGAATCAGGTGGAAGACAGAATGCTTTTCCAAATGAGACTCAACCCTACCTCGACACAGAGTATAAAGGTTACGGTCCTACTGCAGAATTACTGAATGGCAGACTTGCCATGCTTGGTTTTACTACAGGACTTATTTCATACATTGCCACAGGCAGTTTTTTCTTCTTTGGCATCCTCGGATTCTAAAGACAACAACGTAAACACTATTAAAGGACACTATCATGACTCCAGAAGCAGAAAGATTTAACGGATGGGCAGCGATGCTCGGTTTCGTAGCAGCAGTAGGCGCATACGCAACAACTGGTCAAGTAATTCCTGGTATTTTCTAATGAATACCAAAACTCTTAAGCAAAAATCAGTAGATAAACTCTTTGAGAAAAACTCAAGAGTAGAGCCTCAAAAGATTTGGGCAGAGACTTGGAATGGTAGAGCAGCAATGGTTGGACTTATTGCTGCAGCAGTATCAGACCTTACAACAGGTCATATGTTCTTTGGAATATTCTAATGATACTAGAGGCAGATTATAATACTTGGGTCAACACTATACTGTTTCCTTTTCTACCAGTCATTACGGTATTCTTGTGCAGTTGGTTGATGCTTGGTGATTTGCCATGGAATGATGAAGATGACGATGACGACGATGGTGGAGGCGGTGTCATGAGTCCAGTATATAATTACGCTCCACAAGGCACTTAAGTATAAATACTCATGATAGAGTTGTCATTACTATTATTGAATAATAACCAGATTCGAGACCTTCTCGAGTTTGGTTTCTTTCTTACAGTCGGTATCACCGCAGGAGCAGCAGGACTATTATGAAATCATACTTAATCAGTGTCTTATTCTTTGCGTGTTTAGCAGCAGCAGTTGCTTACGCACCAACATTAGCTTACGCACTAAAATAAAACGATGAAACCTATACCCTTAGCAAGTGTACCTTGGATATTTCTATGTGCAGTAGGTCTTGCCACTACTACAGTATTAGTTTGACTATATAAAATATAGTTGCTCAATAATACAGTGGATGGGGAAAGGTTTGCTCTCGTCGGACTATTAAAAGGAGAATGGATTACTCTTAAAAAGTATTCCAATAAAACTAAACATAAGACGCACTTCATGCAACAGGTTTGCATGATTGCACAGAAACATCTTGGGTCTCAATTTGAGACCTTTAAGGTTGTTCCTATGAATCAAAAACCACAGCAATACACATGAATGAAATCACAATATTCGTATACCTAACATTTTTCATAGGCATATTCGGTATGACCTTTGCTTTTATGTGGAAGATGATGTCATCTACACTAGCAGAGTTTGACAAACGACCTGTCGACAACTATAATGATGCAATGAGAGCTTACAAAACACATCCAGAAATGGAAGATGTTAATGAGCCACTTTTAGTATTCAAACAATTACCTGATGAAGATTTATAACTTCAAGTGTGAAACTTATACACCCTTCGCTCCTTACTGGGATTACTATGTTGGAGAGAAGGTATCAAAGTTAGACTTCTTCGATTTAAAGGAAGAGATTTTAGGAAAAGAGAAAGAGATAATATCTAAGTATGAATATGAGCATGACTGGGGCACTGGACTTGGTAAGAGGAGTCTAACTGCTAGGTCTAATCGTTATAACTTATTAAACTTTGAGAATGCAGGAGGACTGAGGACAGAGATACGTTACTTGCATGATGAGTTTCTAAAGGCATTAGACTTTGAGTATAAGGGTAAGATATATGTCCAGTGTTGGGCGAATGTCATGCGTAAAAATGAGAAGATTAAAGTCCACTGTCATGGTTTCGGACCGTATTCACATCTAAGTGGACACCTATGCATCCAAGTAAACGAAGATTTATATCCAACCTCAACTAACTACTACAATCCATATGGCATAGAGCCATGGTCTTCTCCGAATGCTGCTAACAAGATGACCATCTTTCCAACGTGGTTGAAGCATGGCACTGACAGACATCTAGATGATGTTGAGAGAATCACAATAGCATTTGACATCATGGATGACCGTGGTTACAATATGGATGTCAAAGATGACATGAAATCTCATTGGGTAGAGTTATGATTCCAAGTTTCCGACAAGACGATGGCAACACAGAGTTGAGACAACTTGCACTATTGTGTTTGATTCACCATAATATTCCGCTAAATAGATCAGCGTATGAATTTTGTGACCATTGTGTCACCGCAGGATACTTAAACAATATTTCTACAGACGAAGAAGGAATCCGACGTCACGGTGGTGACCTCGTAAGTTTCGCATCTGAAAAACTCATGAAGCATTTCCATACATGGCAAAACCATGAAGCAGACATCAACCAAAAAAATAATAAAACAAATTATTAAAAATCCACACCTATGGTCACCCGCAGAAGTAGCGTATGCTAGAATGCAACTACGACTAAGGAAAGAAAAAAAGAAAAAGAAATGAATGTAGTTATAGTAGGTGGTGGCACAGCAGGATGGATGACAACTGCTGCATTTTGTAAGACATTTAATGACTGGAATATAACCATCATAGAAGGTGGTGAGTCAATAGGTGTGGGAGAATCTACAACACCACACATCAATCAGTATCTAAAGTATATGGAGATTGATGACAAGACATTTCTACAGGAAGCAAAGGCAACATATAAATCGAGCAGTAGGTTTCAAGATTTTAGTAAGGTAGGTGAAGTCTTTCACTATCCTAATGGTCAATCAATAAGAGCAGACGTATCATATCATGAGTGGATGTATGCAAAGGCAATGGGTTATGAAGTCCCTCCATTTGCAGAGTTGTTTATGCCTTTCGTTACGATAGCAGAGCAGGGTAAACTACCACTCAATCACCATCTTATATCTCCCTATCAGATAGAGAAAGATAGAAGTTTTCATATAGATGCTAGTAGTTTTTGCACATACCTTAGGAAGTATTGTGACAACGCTACAGTAATTTCTGATAAGGTAAAGAGTGTTAAGTATAAAGATGGAAAAATTCACCACCTAGTAGTAAATGGCCAGGAAATATATGCTGACTTGTTTATAGATTGCACTGGGCAATCAGCGATACTATCTGACAAGTTAAGTGACTGGATTCCATACGATAATATTATTAATGACACTGCACTTGTTACTAAAGTAGATTACTCTACCAATATAGACGAAGAGATGGTGGCATATACAAATGCTCAGGGTAAGACTGCAGGATGGGAGTGGACTATACCTACGTGGGAGTTTATCAGTAAAGGGTTTGTATACTCATCTAAGTTTCAATCAGAGAAAGATGCTGCAAAAGAATTTGGACACGAGGATTATAGGAAGGTAGAGTTTAAACAAGGTAGACATGATAAAGCATGGAATGGTAACTGTATTGCTATTGGATTATCATATGGTTTCATTGAGCCACTAGAGTCCACATCATTATTCAATACTCATCATGGTATACTTGCACTCATGGATATTCTCTCCCATGATAGACTACCAGGCCAGTTTGCAAGAGACAGGTATAACTACAATCTATCAGAGCACATGGATGGGTGGAGAGAATTTGTAGAAGCACATTATTATTACTCTAGTCGTAGAGACACACCATTTTGGAGACATGTAACTGATGAGTTAGAGTATGAGATAAGTGGAGCACATAAAGTAATCCTACAAGCGATGGTAACAGGAGAAGAGATACTCCATGGGGAAGACCCTATCGTTTACATCCTTGCAGGGTCGGGTTATAGTAATGTAAACGAGAGACTTAACAAATATTTTAATGATTCTTTAGACTTCGACACACAGAAGTGGATGACCCATCACAGAGCGGTCAAAGACCTAGCAAATCAGATGCCAACCATGAATCAATTCTTAAGAAACGAGATTTGGGGTTGACAAAGTTAGCAAATGCATATATAGTATGGAAGTTATCTTAAGTTATGTAAACTTGAGTTAACGACTCCCCTCAAACCAAGACCTATAGGGAGTATAAATTACGTCTTTCTATTACCCTTCACATAACGCACTTCTTTTTAAATGACAACTCTTTCAGCACGTAAACGTGGTGGGTTGCTATCTGGATGGGATGAGTTTTGCGAGTGGGTAACATCAACCGATAATAGATTATATGTCGGTTGGTTTGGAGTCTTAATGATTCCATGCTTACTTACAGCAGCAGCTTGTTTCATCGTTGCATTCATAGCAGCACCACCTGTCGACATCGACGGAATCAGAGAGCCTGTAGCAGGTTCTTTCTTATATGGTAACAACATAATCTCAGGAGCAGTTGTACCATCCTCTAACGCTATTGGTCTACACTTCTACCCAGTTTGGGAAGCAGGTACAATGGACGAATGGTTGTATAACGGAGGACCATACCAGTTGGTTATCTTCCACTTCCTAATCGGAATCTCTGCCTACATGGGTAGACAGTGGGAATTATCATACAGACTAGGTATGAGACCTTGGATTTGTGTAGCATATTCAGCACCAGTATCTGCAGCATTCGCTGTATTTCTAGTGTATCCTTTCGGACAGGGGTCATTCTCTGACGGTATGCCACTAGGTATCTCAGGTACTTTCAACTTCATGTTTGTATTCCAAGCAGAGCACAACATTCTTATGCATCCTTTCCACATGGCGGGTGTAGCAGGCATGTTTGGAGGAAGTTTATTCTCCGCTATGCATGGTAGTCTTGTTACTTCTTCTCTAATCAGAGAGACAACCGAAACCGAGTCACAAAACTATGGTTACAAATTCGGTCAAGAAGAAGAGACTTACAACATTGTTGCAGCACATGGATACTTTGGTAGACTTATCTTCCAGTATGCTTCATTCAACAACTCAAGAAGTCTTCACTTCTTCCTAGCAGTTTTCCCTGTTGTATGTGTATGGTTAACCTCTATGGGTATCTGCACAATGGCATTCAACTTGAATGGTTTCAACTTTAACCAATCAGTTGTTGATGCTAACGGAAA